TCCAACATTACCGCACTTGGGAATGTAAATGTTGTTGCGGAAGATGCATCATCACTGATGTTTACAGAACTAGGTTCTAACATCGCCGCACCGTTCTTTACAATTTTTGCGGAATAAGGATACCCGTTGATAGTCTCTACAATTTGTACAGTAACAGGAAGAGTTGAGTGTTTTGCTTTGAAGTACAAATCAAGAGATTTGATGAAAACATTATCAACGCTCTCCGGAAGTTGTGGACTGTCATCAATACCAAAGAGTCCAACACTGAAAGATTGAGCTAACGGATCGAAGTATGTACACCCAAATGGAGTCCAATTGGTTATAACATATCCATTATCCGTAGGAGCGTGTTGACTGTTTTCCAATTCTACATATATCGGATCAACATCATCATACTTTGATATAGCGGTTGTATCGTACAAACTCAATTTAAATGTTTGAGGATCAGTAGTAGTCTGAGTAAAAGTATCCGAAGTAGCAGTATTGTTATTGATAGTAAAACTACCTATCAGTTGATCTGCTCCCGGCGACTGTGAAAAATCGTCGGTTGTGACTCCTTGAATTCGATACGGTACTACTGTTCCATTCACCACATTTTGAGTTGTAAGTGTGAATTGGAAAGTTTCTCCGTTCTGTACAAAATCATTATCAACGCTTAAAGTATATACTGGAACTGGATTTGGAGTTACAGGAGGATCGGATGGTTTATCAACCGGATCGATAATAACCGGAGGATTTACTATTGGATCTGATACTGGTGGAGTTGGGTTTGGAATATGTGGATCTCCATCACTTGGATCATAGTATTCATATCTTGAACCATTTGCTCGATAGACCGCCTTGGCTTGAGACAATATCTTTTTGTCATCAATTCCATCGTTAGTGTCCGTCAAAGTGAAATATGTCGAACCAGCAGGAAATTTCAGTGTGCTGTTATTGGGAATAACAAAGTATCCTTCTAATATACCAGCATTATTCGATCTCAAATCTCGACGAGCATCCGAAGCGGCAGTAAATACCTGTGCATCCGTTTTATCGAAGAAGTCGATTCTATTTGCACTACTCAATTTACGATACCTAAAATCTTCAAAACTAGATGCACTTGGAGAATCATCTCCGTTCAAATCTGTTGCATATGCAGTGATGTTATGATCATCGAAATATGCATAGTGGCGAGTGTTTGGTCTTAGACCAACCGCCTTGAAATATATTCTTCGAGATCTCATGAATGGAACAATTTCCACACGTTTGACTGCCTCGGATGGTGTTTTTGCCATGGCGCCAGGTTCAACAACACTTCCATCTACATAAGAACCCGTGTTTCCATAACTCGGAGTTGAAGCTGGAGGTGTTGCCCTGTCAATGACCGGAAACAGAGTATTATACAACATCGCCGACAACTTCTGTCGCTGCGTCATCGAATCATCAATTTCGAATGGAACACCTATAATATCATCTCGATTGTGTACCGATTCAGTAGCAAGGGTTGTTGTTCCCCTTGAAGAGAATTCGTAGTTGTCATAAGACCCGTCGGCGTTGTCGGTGTTCAGGAGTGGTCTATTTCTGTCTTCGATCCAATCATCACCGGCCGGAGACAATTCTATAAGACCCCGATAGGTTGTTGCTTCGTATGGAATGACCGATTCGTGAACTGCGGCAAATCTCTGTTTTACAATTTCTTTAGTTCCGAGAGAAGGAAGTCTTACCAAGTTATCTTCTTCTTGAGGACTATTATCAGCCAATGAAACTTCAACCAAGTTTCTATCGATACTAGGAAATAGTTGACCCAAACTTCTATCTATTGAACAAACGTGTTTTGGATCGTCCACTTCTGCTCTGCTGTGTCCATTGAAGTTATCAACAAAGATTCCATTCTTGAATCTCTCTCCAACCGAGTCGAATATTTTCTTATCGGATGTTCTTTTTTCGAGAAGAGATAGAGAAGTGTAGTATTCAAGATTCTCAATTCTCTTTTCAAGACCACCGATGTCACCCATCGTGTATCTCTCTTGAGAAACAGAAATCTTTCGAATCTTCGTTGCATCGTAGGTGTATGGATTTACATATAGATTGTAAAGAGCCATACTTCCAGTTTCCTGTTTTGGAGGTTCTGGAGTTTCGTTTGAAATACCCTTCTTTAAAATATATTCACCCCTCTTTGTGACTGCGATCTGATCGATACGAGGTAGGTAGTATCCAATAACAGTTTTGATCTTTGTATTCGGAGTCAATGAAAGAGCTCCTGATCCTCTGAAGTCAAACACATCAGAAAGGTGAGTTCCTTTATAGACAGGAAATTTGTCATAGGAATCCGCCGCATCCTTGAAGGCAGAAGGATAAGAATCTATTGAAAAGTAATCTCCGGCACCATGACTGAAATAATTCAAAGTAATATCAATATCACCTAGAATAGTGGTTGATCCGGTGTATGTTAAAGTGGCGTTTTGGTATGAACTGTCTCTTTGTCCGTTGTCTAAAATGAAATCTTCAAGATTAATTACAGAATCTTGAAGAGGACTATTGTTCGAGGCAATCGCGGTGATTTCGACAACATCTGTTACACCGAGATTTATTACTTCACCTGTAGTGATTCCTCCAGGCGAAGGAACGGCACTTACGGTGTGTCCAGTGTTAAGAGTTTTTGTTGCAAGAGAAAGAGCTTTTGTGAGAGTTGCAATCGCGGCAATGTTTTTTCCGCCCGGAATAACCGTAATGTTACTCATGGTAACGGTTGCCTCAGTCTTTGCTCCGTTCAAACTAACAGAAGTTACTGTACCGAATGATCTCGACTCCGGAGAATCTACGCCGGGGATAGTAACGAGATAATCGTTTGGAGTTGTACTTTCAAAAGTTTCACCGGCACCAAGAGTTTTGAGAACTATGATTCCGGATGCGATACTCGTAACATCAACTCCATAACTGCCAGATCCAGCAAATTCTCTTCTAAACTCGAAGGTTGTGGATGCACTCGTAACTGCCGATATGGCTTTTCTAGGAAGTCCTATCAGTTTATTTGCAAACTTATTTCCGTGTACCTTGAAGGTTGGTTCGATAGAATTGAATTGTACGTTTGGAGATTCAACAGTGTCTTTGATGTATGTAGCAGAATTCACATTTTTGTGTGATGCTGTTCCGAGATTATAGTAGAATCTGAAAACAGTATCTAATCCAGTTCCTCGAACCTTTTCAATATTTGTTACAGAAATGCTAAGTCCGGTCGTTCCTACTTCGTATGTTCCGGTGAGAGGACTTGCATTATCTCCATCAATGTCGGGTAAGTATGCTTCGGAGAATTTACCCTCAATAAAAGTCCCGAGACCTGTAGAAACCGTAACTGTTTGACCAGTTCTCGTATCACGAGCTTTATCTGCAATGAGGCTAAATCTGTTGGCGGTTTCGACTCTTTCACCCGAAACGTATGCAACGCCAGGTCCAACTTCTGCGACATAATCTGCCTTCAATCTTGTTGCATCTGCTCCACTTCCGGAGAACTTACCATTGTTTCCGTTTCCGTCATTGAATGCTTCTCTTACGTGACACTGAAATCCGGAAACAGTGTAGTTACCACTTTCTTCGAAAGTTCTTTTGTTGATCGCATTTCCAAGTAGTCCTTGTCCGGTTGCGTACTTTGTAGAGACTGGTCTAATTTCTTTACCATCTTTCAGAGATACAATAGTGACGAACTCTGTTGAGGATGCCCCCGTGAGTTGAAAAACCTTGTCTGTGTTGTACGAAATCGCCGCAGGTAAAAGAGCGGTTTGATCGGTGAGAGCAACGAGTCCAAGTGAAATTGTGTATCGATCAGCACCAGGCTCAGAAGTGTTAGGAACTCCGGTTGCATTATCGAATAAAGAAGAGTCATCGGCAGTAGTTTTGATCGCCTCAGTTACCTTGAAAGCCAATCTACCAGTTAGTCGTGTATCTGCGTCTGGTCTCTCAATGATTACATCTGTCGCTTCTACATTTACAAAGTGACCCGCAACGAAAAAGATTCCCTTATCAACATGCAACTTAGTTGCAAATCCCGCAGCTGCAACTGTTCCGATTGAAGTTCCGGATGTAACAGAAGTACCAGAGATTGTGTTCTTTGCACGAATTGTAACATCCGTTCCAAACAAGGCCTTGGTTTGAGTTTTTTTGGTGTATCTTAGGAAAAGTCTGTACTTGGTTGTACTCGTAGTGGTCGTTATTGCCTCAACACTGACAACATCAGCAGTAAGAGATATTGATTCCGGAGATTCTAAAGTTACGGAGTCTACATTTGTTAGTAGTGCTAATCTTGTCGCAACATCTGCGGCGGTTGGACTACTACTACCGATTTTGAGATCGGCATGAGTGAGTGTAACATCTGCCCAGAAAAGATTTCCGTCAATCGTAACGTCACCATTGATAACCTTACTTCCCTCTTCGAAGACGTGTGATCCAAAACGATCTACCTGAGACTGTATAAGAGTCTGGAGTTGATTGAGCTCGCGAGTCTGTACCGGAAGGCCGGGTTTGAAAAGTATTTTGAGGTGTCCCTTTGCTTCGTTGCCTGACGATACATAGTCGTCAAAATATGGTGAAGATTGGTAGAGTGTAGTGTTGATAGCCATAGGTCTTTAGAATTGTAAAACTATTCTTACTTTATCATTTTGTGAACTGGATCTTGTTATAGATGTTCTGTTATCGAGCATAAGGACTTCTCCGGTGAGATCCAATTGCGAAAGGGTTATTGGTGAGTTAAGTGGAGATACATCAAGAGCGTCATCGTAGTGTTCAGAGTCAACAATTGAAGTATACGCAAATGTGGTTGATGCATCGGGTTGTTGAACATCACTTGCATTGTACAGTTTGATTGTTCCACTGTTTGGAAGAAGGTCTTGTGTTACGGTAGTTGAACTGTTTTGATGAAAGTAGATTTTATCGGGTGTTCCACTAGCATCTATGTAATCAATCCAAGCCTTCTCTCCGGTAGTTGTGTTTTGAAGATACCATCCACTGGCAGGTGTGATAGAAGATAAATTAACAGATCCATCCATTACAATATGAGAGAGTGAATCAATCGTTCCGTAATCTATAGGAGAGTCGTTTACTGAATCAAATTTTGGACTCTTAACAATCGAGACTTGACGGAACGTAAGATCAACCGGAGTTTCTCCACTATCCGTTCCGTTAAAATCAGAAGATACTCCAAGATAGAATGCCGGAAAAACATCAAGGTTGTTTGCACCAAATCCATCCGAAGGAGCGATCAAGGGTTGGATCTCTGCTTCAACGTATGGTGAATCGGTAGTCGCAGCAGAAGTAAAATCAATACTTGCCTTGAGGATTCCGTTTCTACTTCCAACGCCAAATCCAACAAAATCTGATAAAATCAAAGAATCCACTGGTGATGACATAGGAGAATCACCACTTATAACTTCAGTTACCTTTTTTCCAGCAACAAGAATGTTAAGAGCAGTAGTTCCGGTTGAACCATCTATCTGTGTGTATCGAAGAGTTGCTGGATAAATTCCATTGGTGTATCCACTTCCAGCCGAAACGATCTTAAACCCATAGAGCAAACCCTGTGTTGAGTTTGCGGGTGGTGTGATATTGGTAGGAATCTCAAAGAATGTAGAGGAGTTCGCGAAATCACTTCCGGTCGGAACCTGTCCTATTCGAACCCACATATATCCATCACTTCCCTGTGAGACTTCACCATTTGCAGTTGCGGAAGGACTGTCATAAGAACTTTGAGGAGCGACTGTACTATTGGCTCCACTGTTATTATCAAGACAAAGATAAAGGTATCCATCAGTACCAATTGCGTAACATCCGCGAGAGGTTACTGTACTACCATCATAGGCAATGTTGAAACATGTGCGATCAGTACGATCATATCTTTTCCAAACATTACCGGAAGACCACGACTGATTTGTCTTGGGTAGAAGTCTTTCGATGTTAGTCGAAGAAAGAAGCTTCATTGAGATGAGATTCTGAATCGCATCCTGTCTTTCAAGTTCACTTCCGGTTGGAGTAGGAGGTGTTGTCTCATCAGACCACGGATCACTCTTACCAATACCGATGTAATATCCGCTTGCTTGTGTGAGAGGTGAATCAAGTGCTAAAGTGTTTACGTCTGTAACGAATGCATTTGCATTGTTCTTCCGATGATCATCTGTAATTATCGCGGGCATATTCTTTTATTTATATTACTTCTATCCACCCAGGCTGATTTGTCGGTGTATGATTTGATAAACCAGTATAAAGATCTTGTACCCAGTTAGATTCTGTAGTTGTGAAAGAAGGAACGGTTGTCCTATCTGTTCTTAGGGCTCTGGACTCGACGATCAAATCAGGAAAGAGTTTCAAACCAGCAGGATGTATGAGTTTGAAATACGCTTGTTTCCATCGATCAAATGATATCCCACTATTGATTACATAGGAATAGTTTTGCCACCTATCACTATTGAGCAATCGATTATCATGGGAAGTCCAACTTTGTCCACCATAAGATGTTCTAAAAAGTTTTTCTGAAGGATATTCTATATTTACTTCATCGTCAAAGAAGAGACGAAAGAAGATGCGAATACTGTCTTGCGATCCTCTGGCCTTATAGAGTTCAACGATGTTTCGAAAGAGTTGACGATTGTTCAGAACATCAGAGTTTGGTATCTCTCTCGCAATCTCTTTCTTGAGTTCGTCTAAATATGTTTCGTCGGTAAAATCAATATCATGTTCGAGAGCAATACGATCTATGATATTCGTTGGTTGATCTTTTTGGTTTTGATACTCGTAATAATCTTCAAGAAACGAGATGAGAGTAGTCGCGGCTGCTCGAAGTTGTATAGGAAAGATAGAGTTTACACTCTCCTTTTCCCGATTATGGGTACTGATCTCTCCTATTGTTTTTTGTGTATGAGCCATACGAATTATCCGTCACGGGATACTGTTGTGTAGTCTGAGAGAAGAGCGGCAGTTCCGCTTGTGCTGGAATCAATATCTCCGTTTACTTGTGTCTCTCCAAGATCAAAGGAAAGAACTTCTCTTCTCTTTGCTACAATGTCATCCGCCGCAGGTCGAACCTTCACCTTTATTGTATTTGTAGAGGATGCAGGTAGATTATTCAGTTGAAGAACACCAGTTGCAGGAAAGAGGAATCCGGCACTTTGTACGATCTTTTCAAGTGTTCCATTTGTTCTTCTCTTAAATACAAATATTTTTCTTCTTTCGGTTTCACCAACAATCTTTTCATCACCGAGTTGTACATTATCTCCAAGATAAGTCCAGCTAGTTGAGGATATCATTGAGTCTGTTTGATCGACTTCTCCATCAAGGGCAAATCCAAAATCAACATTGTCGTTTTCGCTTTCACTTCCGGTAACTGTGATCGTAAGATTTTTGTAGGCGTATATTCGAGCAACCGAATTAAGAATCGCTGGGTTGGTTTGATCAATCGCCTTAAGGAAAGTAGAGAAACGAAATACACCATTGAAATTGTTCAAATTGTCCGAGTCAAAGGTGGTGATTGTGTTTCTTACATTTGTGTTAAGTTCCTCCTTTGTCTTGTTCGTAAGTGTCAAGTTAAATTTGAAGAAAACTTCTGCATAGAGGAAAGTGTAAAGAGGATCTCTCAATCGTGGCTTAATTGCTATAACCTTTCGATCATCAAGTAGAGCCTCGACTGTCAATTTCTCACTGTCTGTAAGAGTAGTTTGTGTCAAGTCCAAAGGACGAATTGAGATATTGACCTCACCGAAGTTTGGTACATCGTTGTCTTGTCCACCCCAAACCGCAACGTCCTTTACGTTACTGATATTTTGTTTGATAAGAGTCTTATAGTCTTCGGCAGTGACCGCACGATTTTGTGAAACAAATGTCAAAGGAGCATTGTACTTTATGCTTGAAAGTGTTTCTCTTTCTTCTCCACCCTGAGATTTTACAACAAGAACTGGAGCACCATTTCCATCAATGACGCTATCTGCACCACTTGCGTATGTGAAACTTGTTGCGCCGTTTGCAGGAGCTCCCGCAGTTGTAAGATAGTCTAAACGAACCGTATCTAAAGGACTTAAACTTTTTCCAAGAACACCATTACCAAAGGTTACATCAAAAAACCCTCCTCCGTTTTCATTCAGAAAGTATATCTTGCTTGTATCGTCTATTCCACTAAATGTTGTAAATTTTGTGTAAGTATCTGGAGTAGCAGTTGTGAGTGTTGGAAAAACCTGAACCTGTAAGGTAGAAGTATCTGCATTATCGTGATTGATTAGAAATTTTTGAAAAGAACTATTATCAACGACGAAATCAGTTGTGCGTCGAATCCCCTGATAGATCTTCAGGTTGGTAAAGGCAAACTTATTCGTGTCACTCAATCCAACTGTTGTATCAGAAATTGTCTGGAAGGTATATGTTACGTTATCTATAGTCGATGTGAACTTTGTTCCTCTCGGAAGTGTATATTCTTCGGCCGTGCTTGTACCCTTTCTAGTAAATGTCATATTGATCGTCGCGACCGAGGCGCTTCGACTGGTAGGTGTGTATCCCAGAAGTTTTGCTCGTGAAACAACGTTTGCTCTTAACTGTGCGGAATCCAAAAAGGATTCGTTCATCGCCATATGAGCATTGACCGCATTGTAGTGTGTGTTGTACGCAAGAACGTCAAGAAGAGAACTCAGAGCAGACCCTTCGAAATCCCAATCTTTAAACGCACTTCCGGTTCTTTGAAAGTGATTCTTGAGGTTTGTCTTTATCTGATCAAAGTCAAGTTCAGTTGTATTAAATTGGGCCATATTATCTCAGTCTCTGTAAGTTAAATGATACTTCGGTTTCTACTTGCAAGTATATAACATTAAATCCAATGTTGACTAGAAATGCATTTGCATCTAAATTGTCGAACACTTCCACATTCACACCATTCACTCTTGGTTCATACTTTTTAAGAACTTCCTTAATTTCGTCACGTATTTCAATTGCGGTGAATCTATCAGCGGGTTCAAAAAGTTTTGCGGTTACGTTTCCTCCAATCTCGGGATGGAAGGGTCTTTCAAAAAAGTTAGTAAGAACAAGATTCTTTACGGATTGTTTAACTGCTTCGATATCTTTCACAATGCCGGCCTCTTTATGAGTAGAGCTTTGATTAAGTGTAAAACCCGTCATTTGTAAACTTAAATCCGAATAAACAGAAGTCGTGGCAATATTCGACGATTTTACGAAAAAATTATTGTCATCTCTATTCTTATCTATAATCGCCATGATATCTATTTATATGTTTTACCTCTAAGAATTCCAAGGTAAACTCCCAAGTGTGTAACTCTTTTTCGTCGTTCTCTTTTTTACAATAGTTGCATTAATGGCATTCTGGATTTCTGTTCTCCATGTCGCATCATTGTCGAATTTTCGTCTAGCAATTACAATAACCTGAT